TACTAAGTTTGAAAGCGTGGCACAGGTTACCGCAGCAATGCGTGACCCTCTATACAAGACTGACCCTGCATTCCGTAGGCAAGTCGAAGCTAAGTTAGCGCGTTCCAGCGTCATCTAGCTATTCGGGTGGGCCTTCCTATAGGTCTACCCAAACATCCTCTACAAGCTCACAGCTAAACCACTGACAAATGCATTGCTCCTGCGGGAGACAACACTGTGGAAGTCACGGAAAGGCCGAAGCCTCAAGAGAACATAACTTGAAACTTCAATCCTCTTCTAAGGACTATTAAAAATGAGTAACGCAACTGTTTCACGCCTAGGCCAAGTCAATGCCGCTGGCGATACTAATGCCCTATTTCTCAAGCTATTTGCTGGAGAAGTAATCACACAATTTGAAGAAAAGAACGTAATGGCTCCATTGCATTCTGTTCGCACAATCACTAATGGCAAGTCTGCCTCTTTCCCAGTAATGGGAACTGCCACAGCTTCATACCACGCAGTTGGTACTGAAATATTGGGCGGTTCAATCAAGGCAGCAGAGAAGGTTATCTCTGTCGATGATTTGTTAGTAGCACCCGCGTTCATCGCCTCGCTTGATGATGCCAAAAACCACTATGAAGTTCGGTCTACTTACACTAAAGAGTTGGGTAATGTACTGGCTAACACTTACGACAAGAACATCTTGCGCGTAATCGTTCAAGCAGCCCGCAGTGCTACAACTATTACTGGCGGTAACGCTGGTACTGTAATCACTAAGGCTAACTTCACTACCTCTGCAAACATCGTAGCAGCTTTGTTCGATTCTGCTGAGTCTATGGACGCTGATGACATTCCAGAAGATGAACGCTATGCCGTTGTATCTCCAGCTATCTACTACAAGCTTGCACAAGACACTACTGTCTTGAACAAAGATTGGGGCGGTGCTGGTGCATATGCAGATGGTAAAGTATTGCGTGTCGCTGGTATTACCATTGTTAAGTCTAACCACTTACCTACTGGCAACCAATCAGCAGTTACAGGTGAGAGCAACACTTACCACGCTGACTTCAGTAAGACTAAGGCTGTGGTATTCCACAAGTCGGCTGTCGCTACAGTTAAGCTAATGGACTTGGGCCTTGAGTCTGAGTACGACATTCGTCGCCAAGGCACATTGTTCGTTGCTAAATATGCAATGGGACATGGAGTCTTGCGTCCAGAAGCTGCTATTGAATTAGCATTGCCATAGGCATAAATCTGTTTCTAATTCTAGGAACACTATAGGGGAACTTCGGTTCCCCTTTTTTTCTTTTTTAAGGATTCACTACTATGTCCCTAACGCCTACAACTGAGCTAGAAGCAGTCAATACCATGCTCAATACTATTGGTGAAGCCCCAGTAAATACCTTGATTAACATGACCGCCATAGATGCAATCACTGCACTTTCTATACTGCAAAATGTTAGTCGTGCAGTACAAGTGGAGGGCTGGTTCTTCAATACAGAATACAACTACCCGATGACCTTAGATATAAATGGTCAAATCCCTTTGCCAACAAATCTACTATCAATTGACTCAACAGATTTATCAGATGCATATGAGTTAGTTCAGCGTGGAACACGGGCGTATGACCGCAAAAACCATACCTATACATTTTCAGCATCAGTGAAATGTAACATTATTCTTTTGCTTGCCTTCGATGAAATACCAGAGGTGGCACGTAACTATATAGCACTCCGTGCATCAAGAATTTTACAAGACCGATTACTTGGCTCTGACTCTTTACACGCTATGAATCGTGAAGATGAATACCAAGCTTTAATTTCTCTACGTCTTATTAATTCTGAAAATGCTGACTTTAACATTCTGACAGGTAACTCTTCTGTCACCAGAATCCTAACGAGGTAAGACATGGCACTTGTAACTAGCTCAATACCTAACCTCGCTAACGGGGTATCACAACAAGCCCCCAGTGTTCGCCTAAACTCTCAGGCAGAAGAACAGGTCAACGCATTTAGTTCAGTCATTAGCGGTCTTCGTAAAAGACCACCAACACAATACTTAGCAACACTACTAACAAATGCGTTAGCGAATGGTAACTATTTTATCCACGTTATTAATCGGGATATTACTGAGCGTTACATTGTCATTGCAGATAATACCAACATCAGAGTGTTTGATTTTAATGGTGCAGAAAAGACAGTTAACAAACCTGCTGGTTATGCCTATCTAAGTTCTGGCAATCCATTATCTGACTTTAAAGCAGTCACTGTTGCTGACCATACTTTTGTATTGAACAAGTCTATTACTGCAACTGTCACAGCAAGCACCTCCACAAGTGAAACTTCAAATGCTCTTGTCCATGTGAAGATAGGAAACTATGCAAGCGTCTACAGGGTATTTATAGACAATGTGCAAAAAGCCGCATATACAACAAGTGCGACTGATAAAGCTACATTGCAGACTGACCACATTGCAAGTCAACTTTTTTCTCAGTTATCCCTTAATACCAGTGGGTATTCTTTAGGTCTTCGTGGTTCTACTATATTAATTTCAAAAGCAAATGGCTCAGAATTTACGTTAAGGACTGAAGATTCATCAGGTAACACAGCCCTCATTGGTATTAGAAAGACAGTTCAAAATTTCTCTGATTTACCAGCACGTGCCTTTGATGGCGTGATTATTAAAGTCAATGGTGATGAAAGTTCAGATGCAGATAATTACTACGTTAAATATGTTTCTGGTAATGACTCTCAAGGCTATTGGGAAGAGACTGTTCGGCAGACACACGACACAACAGTGACAGCCACAACTCTTCCGTGGAAGCTAGTGAGAGAAGCTAATGGCACATTCACATTTACTAACAATGCATGGGAAGGGCGAACTGTTGGTGATTTTGATTCTTCACCAGACCCCAGCTTTATTGGCAGAAAAATAAATGATGTGTTCTTCCATAGAAATCGTTTGGGTTTCATTTCAGATGAGAATGTAATCCTGAGTCGGTCAGGGGACTACTTTAAGTTTTACCCTGAGACAGTCACCACTGTGTTAGACACAGACCCTATTGATGTGGCAGTGAGCCACACTAAAGTATCTATTCTTCGCCACGCTATTCCCTTTAACGAGACATTGCTTTTGTTCTCTGACCAAACTCAGTTTATGTTGAGTGCAGGTGACTCTTTGACTCCAGCTACTGTGTCCATAAATCAGACTACTGAATATGAATCTAGTCTACAAGCAAGTCCTATTGGTGCTGGTGAGTATGTTTACTTCGCCACTAATCGTGAAGGCTACGCAGGTGTTCGGGAGTTCTTCGTGCAAGCAGACACTTCGTCTAATGTTGCTATTGATGCGACCCTCAATGTCCCTCGTTATATAAAAGGCAGTGCTACTGCATTGGTAACGAGTACAAACGAAGACATGTTGTTTATGTTGACTGATGGCACACACACCACGCCTACTTGTTATGTTTATAAGTACCTTAGACGCGATGGTCAAACTCTTCAAATGTCTTGGTCTAAGTGGGAGTTCCCACATACTAACCGAATACTAAACATATCAGTCATTGAATCCACTGCTTTCTTTTTAATGCAGAGGGGAACTTCAATCATCCTTGAAAAGATGCAATTGCAAGAGAATCCCGAAGTCACTAATTCAGGAAAGATGGTTTATATGGATAGTCTTGCTGCTGGTTCTAGTCCAGCTACTAACCAAGCAACTTTTACTGTTGATGGTCAAAGTTTTGTTGGTTATCCATACACCATGTCCTATACGTTTTCTACTCAGTACAAAAAGACTAATGGTTTAGGTGGTAGTCAGGTGACAGATACCTCTGGTCGTTTGCAGTTAAGAAACTTTAAGCTCCTCTACAAAGACACAGGAATGTTTGACGTGACTACTGTAACAAACAGTGGGCAGTCTCACTCCTATACCTTCAGTGGGCCTTCTTTAGGTCTACTAACTTTGGGAACTGTTGCTGAAGTCACAGGAGAGTTTAAATTCCCTGTGCTATCTAAGAATGACCGCATCGCTATTACAGTAAATAACAGCACACCTTACCCATCTAGTTTTCAATCTGCTGAATGGAAGGGTTTCTACACAACCAAGTCTGGGAGAATTTAATGGAAGCTAAGGTACGTCTGGCAACCATTAATGACTGTAATAACTTAGGCCCACGCTTGAGGGAAGCTGACAAGAAAGAGTTGAAAGCTTCCTGTGGTCTTGGCCCTGTAACTGCATTAACTCTGTCCCTAAAAGGTTCAGTAAATGCTTATGTCTTGGCTGATAAAACTGATGCTGCTGTGCTTATGTTTGGCGTAGTAGCTTCCCCCCAGGATTCTGTTGGAGTGCCTTGGATGCTAGGCAGTAATGGCATCTACAAACACACTAGAAAGCTCACTACTGAGTGCAAGATGTGGTTGGAGTTTATTCATAAAGACTACGACCTCTTGTTTAATTATGTCCACTCAGAGAATCCCAAAGCTATCCGTTGGCTTCAATGGATGGGCTTCACAATGGTTCGCCTTATTCCTGACTATGGAGTGGGCAAACAACCATTCTATGAATTCGTAAAGGTAAAATAAAATGTGCGACCCGATGACTATTTTAGCTGTTGGAAGTGCCGTGGTTAGTCACGGAGAAAAGCAGCAACAAGCTACTGCACAGAACATAGCTACACGTAATAACTACATGCAGCAAACAAAACAGGCTAATTTAGCAACCCTTCAAAACCAAGAAGCTGCATCAGACAAACTCTTCCGAGACACTATATCAGCACGTGAAGCCCAAGCTAGTTATGCAGCTTCAGTTGAAGGCATGAGTGGCTCAATTGTTGGAAGAATTATGCGAGATAAGAAAGCTGTTGAGGCCCGTAATAAGAACAACATTGATAGAAACTTTTCAAACCAATTGCAGCAAACGCAGTACGAGCTAGAGGGCTTGCGAGTCCAATCCAATGGTCGCAGAAAACGCGCACCCAGCTTACTAGCTACAGGGTTAGAAATTGGAACTGCTGTCTATGAAGGTGGTTACTTTGATAACCCCTCACAACAAACAGATTACACAGAATATTAAGGAACAAAAATGGCGACTAATACTGGCATCGAGGTGACAGCACTTCGCCCTGCGGCTTCGGCAGGGGACTTCTACGTCCGACCTGAAGCAAAAAATTCTGGCATAGCACAGGGTCTTGAGAGACTTGCTGGAACTATGGGTAAGAAGAAAGAATTAGAAGACGCTGCACGTGCAGAATACCTCTCTCTTTCAGACAGTCTTGATGCAACTAATGTGGATGCTTTGCACAACATGCAAATGTACGCCCATGAATCACCAGCCGTACAAGCACGTATTTTAGAACTACGTGGACAAAAAGCAGCTAACCGATTTAGCACAGATACAAAAGCTGCATGGAATAAATGGAAGACGACAGCCCCAGCAGATGGGAGCGGAATAGACCAATTCTTTGCCACTCAAAAAGAATCTTTAGCTGAATCTTTAAATGGTAATCAGTACATGGTTGCTGGTGCTATGGGTCGCATGAGAGAAACTGAGTCTTCACTTCGCGCACAACACAGCAGTTACCTAGATTCACGTATACGTGGTGATGCTGTGACACTTATGGATGAAAATCTTGGTAGCGTTCTGCTATCTGTACAAGATGGAAGTACATCAAGAGAAGTTGGGATGGCTCAAGTCCAATCAATCATAGACGACACAGTAAACACTGGAGTTGTAAGCAGACCAGTAGCAGCTAAAAATACTTTTGATTCTTTTATAGCCGCATACAAACAGACAAATAATTGGTTTGCACGTGAACTCGCTGAGAAAAGTATCTATGCCACTGGGCCTAATGGTAAGAAAGTCACAAACATTAAGGCGATTGCAGCCTTAGAAGAAGCTGACGATTACATTGCTGATGAACAGGCTAGAGAAGACAGGGAAGCTGCGACTGCTGCAATAGCCCAACAGAAGGTAGACGTTCAAACAGCGTGGAATAATTACTACACTCTCACAGCTAGTAATCCTAATAAACCTGTACCCCCAGAAATGATTGTTGCCTTAACAGGTGCTGGCGTTTCTATGTCCACCATTAACACACAACGCAAAGCTGTTATGGAGAAAGATGACGTTCTTTACAACGATACATTTAAGCAAAATTCAATTGCAGTTTTAGCGCAAATTCAAAATGGAATGTTTAATCCTGCTGGCAGTGGAATTAACTTAAACACTATGGCTGAAATGATAGGTGCAAGTTTTCTCCACCCAGATGATGCCACGTCTGTTATGGCTGCTTTAAAGACTGCTGAAAATTCAACACCTCTACTTCATGGTGTTGAGACTAAAGGTTTTAAAAAGCAATTAGTAGACAGGTTAAAGAATAGTTTTATGGTTCAAACACCGCAAAATGCTGCGCTTGTTGAAGCACTAGAGATTGAGTTTGACATGGCTTTTATTGAAAAAGTAGAAGACCACTACAGTGTTGAAGGTGCAGTAAAACCTACCACTGAACAGTTAAGGGTTTATCTAAAAGAAGCAAAGGCAGACATTCAAGAGTCTCAGGCTGCTGTAAAGCAAAAGGCACTTGAGAATTATGAATTTGTGCAGGGCATACAAGCCAGTGCTGAATTATCTAAGGACGGAATGTCTGTCTTTAGTGATGATTCTGAGATGGATGATGTTGAGAAGGTATTCAATACAGCCAGTGGCCCTTCTCTTTTAGCTAAATTACTAGACGACCCAAATCAATTAATGTCGTTTCGGCTAACACCAGATGATGATGTAACACAGGTTCAAGCTTGGAAAGTTTTGGATGTTTTGGCTGAAGGAAATGGCGGCTTTCATGTGTGGTACAAAGAAAACAAGGCACATTACACTAGGGCGCAATAACTATGGCTACTGAATTAGAAGAAACAATTTTTACTCCAGAAGACTTTGATACAACAGCAAGCTCTTTTAATACCGATGTCCAAAAAGTATTTACCCCAGAAGATTTTAAAGTAAAGACAGAAGATGACTACCTAACAGAAGACAGCTTTTTAGCTGACGCTAAACTACTGGCTGACTATCTTCCTGTCCTTCCACCTGATGGTGGTGGTGCAAGCTACATGGAATCTATACAAGGACAACCTGTAGTTGGTGGAAGACAGATTGGGCTTGATGAAATGCAAGCTGGAATGGAAGCGGCTAGAGAAAGCTACGCACCTAGTGACCTTGAATATACTAAGGGCATGATGGACGCTATTGGGCAGATTCAATGGAACCTACCTGACCTAGGCTTAACGGCTATGGGTGTCAGTGATTGGCCTGAAGAAGCTCAGATGGCTTTGATACGAACCATGCAAATCTATGATGATGTTCCTACAGAAGCTAGGCATTATCTTAGAGCAGCAGAAGGAATCGCTTCAGACCCTTCGACTTACATAGGCTTTGGCTTTTTCGCTCAAGCGTTAAAGAACATTGCTCTAAAAGGTGGGGCTGTAAGTCTTATTAAAAGCTTAGTATCCAAGCCTGTCCTTGGCGCAACTGCGGTTGCTGCTATTGAGGGTGGTGCTTATACGGCTGCTGATGACTTCGCTAGGCAAGGCATAGAAAACAAAGGTGACTTCTCTAAGACAGACACTACACGTTTAGCTAAAGCTACTGGTGTAGGCACTGGTTTTGGTGGTGGCATTGGTTTCTTTCTAAGCAAAGTTCTTGGCCCTAAAGTAGTCAAAAAGGTTACCAATGAACCAGATAATCTTCTTGATGCACCTACTGATGCTGTCGATGTAGACACTTTGGAAGCACTGCCACAGACTACTGACATTGATGTAGATTCCTTAGAAGCACTTCCACAGTCTAACGACATTGATGTAGATGCTTTAGAAGACCTACCGCAACTCGATGACATTGTTAATACTTCTGTTGATTTACCTCCTGCTGTTGTAGATGAACCACTTAGTGGTGAACTGTTAGATGATGGCACAGGCACGAATGTGTCCACTAACGCACAACGTGGTGCGCTTGATGAAGGCATAGAACAGCCAGTTGATGGTGATATTGATTCCTTAGACAACGCTGAAGTCATTGGTGAATCTGGTATAGGTGAAGATTGGCGACACATGTATGAAGGTGAACAAACCTTCAATACAGACCGCCTTGAGACTCTTGATGATGTTAAAGCGTTTATAGAATCATCTTCTGCTCATTGGGAAAATGTTCGTCTACGTGACGTTGATGGAAATCCAGATGGTGTTGAAACTTTAGAAAGTGCTAGGGCCAAAGCTTCCGATGAAGCTGAGAAGCTAAAGGAAGAAACGGGTGGTGACATCAGTGAAATCCTTGAGCAATACAAAGATGATAATGTTGAATTACAGAAGATTCGTCACAGAACCCAAGCACTTCGTCAGCTTAATTTATCGTTAGGCGAGCGTGTTTTGGAACTGGCTGAGAAGCAAAAACATGGGGGTGGTTTACTCCATGAAGAAGCTGCTGAATTTGTAGAGAAGACAGGTTTGTTTGCCAACACTATGGAACTCACGAAGTTAGCTTCAAGAGAATTTTCCCGTGGTCTTGGTAACTACCGAATGATAATGAAAGGTGACCCTACATTGATGGAAGGTCTAAGAACAGGCCAAGCCTTTGGTGACATTGGAACTCTTGCTGAAACCATTCTATCTATGACTTCTGCTGGCAAAGGTAAGATTAACTTGAAGGGGCTTAAAGAAGCTACCAACAAGATTAAAGACCCTACGTTCCTTGATGAAGTTATTCGTTTACGCTCTGCAATGATGTTGTCTGGCCCTTCTACTATTGAAGCGGCTGGCTTGTCTAACATGGCTAAGTTATGGACTGAACCCTTCGTTGAATGGGTTGGTCATCTAGGCCGTGGTTCTGCCAAGAAGAAAGCACGTGTTCGTGCAATTGCTCAATATGCAGGTAACAGACGCTTCTTCTTTTCATCATGGAAACAGGCAGCTAAAGCTTGGAAGAATGGACAGCATATTACTGACCCATTCATTACTAAGGTTGAGAATCAGACTGATAATTCGTTAGCTAACATGAGTTGGGCAAGGCGTAATCTTTATGAGCGAGGTGTTAACTTTGCACATTTAGCCCTGCTATTTCTTGATGAAGGTATAAAGTCTAATCGTGCGCGTTCATTAATATATGCTGATACTTTTTCAGAAGCTGCCGAACAAGGTTTAGCTACTAAAGGTGATGCCTTTGAAGCACTACTTCAAAAGAATCTTGACGCTAAGATTGATAAGAATGGAATGCTTCGTGACGCAGAAATCTTACGAGAAATCCGCGAGACTACATACACCTCTGACCTTGAAGGCACTGTTGGTAAAGCTGTGACTGCCATAGCAAACTTAGGTGGTGGCTGGGGTAGATTAATCGCTGTTCCCTTTATTCGTGCGCCTATTAACATTGTATCTGAAAGCTTAATGTATATTCCTGGCACTAAAATATTCTCTGCAAAACAGAAGAATATTATGACGAAGGGGTCACCCATAGCTAAAGCTAAACTCAAGGCGCGAAAGCAACTTGGTACTGCGGCTGTCCTAGGAATCTACTATGCGGCTGAAGAAGACTTAATAACTGGAAGTGGCCCTGCTGATTACAAGCTAAGGGCAGATTGGAAAGCAATGGGTTATGAACCTAACTCTATTCGTGTTGGTGACGAGTGGGTGAGCTATGCAAAGCTTGGCCCTATCGGTTTGCTTATAGGTTTAGTGGCTGACGTTAACTGGATTACTAAGAAAGATTTGTCTGGTACTAATGTTGTAGATGCAACCAGTGAAGTTCTAGCAGCCTCTATTTTTGCTGTTACAAACAACGTGCTTAACAAAGCATACTTTTCTTCAGTCAGTGGTTTAATGGATGGTTTGCAAAGCCCTGACACGCTTGGAACAAAGCTACAAAGTTGGTTCTTATCATTCACCCCTAACGTACTGAATCAGATGAACAGTGACTTGGAGTTAAAAGAAGCTACTTCCATGATGGAAAAGCTTCAGAGAAGAATACCAATTTGGTCAGAAAGCCTAGGTAATCAGTATGACCTGTATGGTCGTGTGATAACAAAACCAGCCCATGATATTCCTGTCTATGGTTACATGTTTAAGAATCGTGAGATTGTTAAAGATGCTGTTGCAGAAGAAGTCTATCAACTAGGCAATGGACTAGACAAAGCGATACTTGCCAAACCTTCGTATGCATTGGGAGTCACTAATACTGACTTCAGAGAAGTATATGATTATGGTGAAAGTGAATCAGTTTATGCCAAGTACAATCGTATTATTGGTGAGACACGCGACCCGAATACTGGTCTTGATTTACATTCAGCTTTAGAAAGTTTTATAAACAGTCCTGACTATCGTCTGCTTCCTAATTCAACTTTAGGTGACATCACTCCTCCTAAAGTAGCGGTGATTAAGAAAATTGTTAATGGTTACAGGAGAATGGCTCTGGTAGAACTTTCAAGAATATCTCCAGCCTATACGCAGGAACAAAATGCTCGATTTGAAAGAATAGAAGACATCTTTCAGTAACCCCAATAAGCCCCTCAATCGAGGGGTTTCTTTTACCCCCTATTTAAACCATAGAGAAATAATATGGCCTTATCCTTTGTGACATACACAGGCAATGGCAGCAATAGAATATTTAACTTAACTTTTACCTACCTGCAACAGGCAGACGTTAGTGTCAAAGTTAATAATGTTGCTGTCACCTTTACATTCCTAGACTCAGCAAGAGTCCAGACATCAGTAGCACCAGCTTCTGGCGCATTTGTAGAAGTTCGTAGAACATCTTCACGCACAGCTAGAGTTGTTGATTTCCAAGATGGTGCTGTATTAACAGAAGCAGCACTTGATGGTGATAGCAACCAACTATTCCAACTAACACAAGAAGCCTTTGATGCTTCTGAAACTGCACTTCCCTTAGTCTTCGACCAGACTTACGATGCAACAACTAAGCGCATTAAGAATGTAGCTGACCCAACTTCAGCACAAGATGCTGTCACTAAGAACTGGGCAGAGACATCACAGACATCTTCAATAGGTATTGCAACTACTAAGGCTTCTGAGGCTAGCTCTTCTGCTACAGCAGCAGCTAACTCTGCAACAGCTAGTGCAAACTCTGCATCTGGTGCAGCTAGTTCAACCACAGCAGCAGCAAACAGTGCAACAGCTAGTGCAACCTCAGCTACAGCAGCTTTAGCAAGTAAAAATACATCTGCTGCTCAGGCAGCTATATCAACCACTAAAGCAGGTCAAGCAGCTAGTTCAGCCACAGCAGCAGCAAACAGTGCGACTGCAAGTGCATCATCTGCCTCAACTGCATCTACTCAAGCTGGACTTGCGACTTCCAATGGAGCAGCACAAGTTGTTCTAGCGACTGCACAGAAAGTTCTAGCAACAACAAAAGCATCAGAAGCCAGCACATCTGCAAGTAACGCAGCGTCTTCTTTAGCATCCTTCACAGGGCAGTATGTATCCTCATCAGGCGCACCTGCATCACCAAGTACAGGTGACTTATGGTTCGATACCTCATCAAGCACCATGAAAGTTTACAACGGCTCTGCATTTGCCAATGCTGGTTCGTCAGTCAATGGCGTAGAGAATGCGGTTCAGCATACAGCCACAGCAGGGCAGACTAGCTTTTCTGCGACATACGATGCTGGTCATCTTCAAGTATTTTTAAATGGTATTCGTTTAGACACTGCCGATTACACGGCTACTAATGGCAATGCTGTTGTATTAGCAATAGCTGCGGCTGTTGGTGACGTAGTGTTCATCCAAGGATTTGGCACATTTACACTAGCTGACCATTACACTAAGTCGGTGGCTGATGGTCGATTTAAAGCTATCGGAGCCGCTTCTGGAGGCCCGTCACTTGGAACTGCATCTGTTATTAGAACCAATGCTGCTGTTATATCCGAGTCAATTACAATAAACACTAATGGTATGTCTGCTGGCCCCATCACTATTGCTGATGGACACACGATTACCATCGGTAACTCAGGAAACTGGAGCATAGTATGAGTACATTAACAGTCAAAGAGTTATCCCATCCAGCAGGGCAGGTAATCAAGATTGCAGCAGGTAAGACCTTAGACTTGAAGAGTCAGGGGTCAGTGACGATGCCTACGGGGTCTACGTTACAAATAGTAGAAGCTTCGTTTACTACGCAAGTTGATATTTCAACAACGTCTTATGTAGATATTGGTTTAACTGCAACTATCACTCCTAAATCTACTTCAAGTAAAATATTAGTAATGTTAAATGTCCATGTGTACCCAAATGGTAGTGGATTTGCTTGTTTAGGATTATCAAGAGGTAGCACACAAATCCACACATTAGATAAAGTAAATCCGTACATAGACAATGGTGCAGTAATGGCAACAATGTTCAAGGTTGATTCACCCTCTACTGCGTCAGCAGTTACTTACAAACTACAAGCAAAAGAAATTGGATCTGCTACGATGCGAGTTAACCAAGACGGCTCTAGTAAAATGATTTTAATGGAGATACAAGGATGACATCTAAACTAAAAACAGACGTTCTTGAAACTGTATCTGGCTCTGGCACGATTGCATTGACTAACCAGTTAAGCGGTATGACGAGTGCTAGTGTTCCTCTGTTAGACCACACAAAAATGCCAGCAGGTAGCGTTTTGCAAATGGTGAGAACTTCTACTAATTCTTCATCTTCGATTACAACTACTTCATCAAGTTTTGTGCCAACAGGCATTACTGCCACAATAACACCTCTGTATGCTAATTCTATAATTCTAGTAAGTTATGCAGGAGCTATGTGTTGGACAAATGGAACTTTAACCGCAAAAATTTATGTAAAGATAGGCAGTGCATCTTACGCTGCTATGGCTGGCTCAGGGGCTTATATGCTGGCTTATAGAGATACATCCGCAGTCTACACTCCCATCTGTGCTGATGTTCAGCACCAAGCAACCAGCACTGATACTTTAATATTTCAACCTTATTTTCATACAAGTTCTGGTACTACTAGCGAGTTTTCACACTCAAGCGCAGCAACAGGCTTAACTCTTACTGAAATTAAACAATAGGATAACATCACATGACCGATAAAGTCGCAGCACTACAAGCACTAACTCCAGCAGCCCAATGGGTCTTACGTGGAGATGAATTAGAATGGCTTGACACAGAACAAACCCAACCAACAGACGCAGCAATCGCAGCTAAGATTGTTGAACTACAAGCAGCCCATGACGCAGCAGCATACGCCCGTAGTCGTCAAGAAGCCTACCCATCAATTCAAGATTGCATCCATGCTCTCCTTGATGGTGGAGCTACGTTGACTGACCTACAGGCTTTGCGTACAGCCGTGAAAGCAGCCAATCCCAAGCCATAGGAGTAGATTATGACTACAACTATTACAGGTGCTACTGGCATTGATAACATCAAAGCAGCTACGGGTGCGGTATTGCAGGTTGTTGAAGGCTCAAGCACAGCAGCATTCTCAAGCACATCACAATCTTGGTCTGATATAGGTTTAAGCGTATCAATAACCCCTACGTCAACATCTTCAAAAATTAAAGTAGAGTATTCACTACAAAATATATATTTAGCAGCAGCTAATAATGGAGTCTCTTTTCGTATTGTAAGACATTCAACTCCATTATTTACACCTGCCGATAACTATATGCTCTACACTTCTTCTCCAGTGAATGTCTACACCAGCTTTAGTGATGTTGACATAGACTCTCCTGCAACAACTTCAGCAGTAACTTACAAGATACAGATGGCTGTCTACAACACTAATGGGTTAATTAAAATCAGTGAACTTGGCAGGTTTCAAAAGACAATTATAGTAACGGAGATTGCAGGATGAGCAAGGCAAGAGATGGGGTAGAAGACCTCAAAACGATTGACGCTAACTTGGCTGCTAAGGCTTCTAACACTGCGTTAGCTGCTAAGGCTCCCATTGCTAGTCCTACGTTCACTGGCACTATTGCTGTAGGCACAGGAGCTATTAGTTCCATAGATAATAATTCAATAGTAGTTGGGAGTGGTGCAACAAATCTTAGAATGATTGGCACTACTGGTGACATTCGTCCAGCCAATGCAAATGGAAGTAACAGTGATAATGATATTGATTTGGGCGATGCATCAGCACGATTCAAAGACCTCTACCTATCAGGCGGTGTCTTTTTAGGCGGCACAGGTACAGTTAATAATCTTTCGGATTATGAACAGGGTACTTGGACTGCTAACGCAGCACAATATAGTGTCGGAATTAGCACTACAGGTGCGTATTATAGAAAAGTAGGCACTCTAGTACATGTAAATATATATTTAAATATAGCATCTACCAGTGCTACCAATGGAGTGTTAATCAGTGGGCTTCCATTTGCTGCTGCTGGGACAAACAATCATTCATATTTGACAGGCCGCAGTAATCAAGGCGCAATCATTTGCCAAGTAAATTCTGGGGGCAGTGCATTTGACATGCGCTTAGTCGGGAGTGATGCAAATAAAACATTTGCAAATATGTCAGGCTCTTACATTCTAATTAGCGGCACATACATTACAGCATAAACAATTATCTGGCGTGGATTCGCCAGTGGAGAAATAAGATGGCACTAACCAAAGAAATTACCCAAGACCGCATAGAAGTTTGTGGCCCTTTTAAGCACGTTCAAGTTCGCACAAAGACGGCAGTTATGGAAGATGGTGTGGAGTTATCCTCTAGCTTTCACAGACACGTTGTCAGCGCAGGAGATGACTACTCAGCAGAGAGTGCAGAACTACAGGCTATTTGTGGAGTAGTCCACACAGATGCAGTGGTAGCCGCTTACGCTGCTCATGTAGAAGCATCAGTCCCATAATAGGAGAATAATTATGCCACAAGGCAAAGGTACATACGGAACTACAAAAGGCCGTCCCCCAGCAAAACCTACAAAGAAACCAAAGAAGAAGTAGATGTGGTCTAGCCCAACAGGGCTACCTCTAGTTCACCAAAGCACTTCCCTTCTCCCAGAGGGGAAGGCTCTAATCATAGAGCCACAGGTGTCTTCAATAGCCCAACGCCCCATCGAATATCTAGTCGTCCAACCATCTAAACAACCTTACGAAACCCAAGACTACTCAGCGAGGTTATGGCTATGTTAGCGGAAATCGCCATTGCCAATGCCCTTTACAAAACAGTGTCCACAGCGTTCAAAAATGGCAAGTCAATCTACGACATGGGTAGCTCACTTACTGACTATTTCTCAGCTACGCATGAAGTGCAGAAAAAAGCAGGTGACAGCAGTAGTAAAGGCACAGCCTTAGAAGCCTTTCAATACCAAGAGCAACAAAGAATCCAAAGAGCCAATCTTGAGTATCATATGAAAAAGAGCCGACTTGGTGGTTGGACTGATTTTGTTCGCTTTGAAGCCGAATGGCATAGACAACGAAAAGAAGAAGAGTTGGCTCTGAGAAATAAGAAAGCTAGGCAAGCAGCCAAGCTACAGAAAGACTTACAGTTAGCAATCAATATTGGTGGCTGCATGATACTTGCTATGGGCTTACTGTTTGGAATTGCAATCTACTATAGAGGTTAATACTCATGTCCCAAATGACGGACTATGATGCAGGACGCTTAGTGACCCTAGTAGAAACTCTAGGCAATCAAGTCGAAACATTAAATGAAATAACAGTCACACTATCCAACCGCATTAACGACCTAGAGAAACAGCTAGTCAAAGGTAAGGGATTCCTTGCTGGAGCCATGCTTCTTTCAATTGGTCTTGGTGGTGTTGGTACTTCAGTCCTGTCCAGATGGATGGGAACTTAACATGCCAGGATTTTATATATGTCATCTCTCAACCCCCTTGCAGGGATTGCAGGGAGTGTAATGAATGGCCTTGATGACCTGTTCACCTCAGATGAAGAGAGAGCAAATGCTGCTCTAAAGGTTGAACAACTTCTCCAGAAACCACACATACTGCAAGCAATGGCGAATATAGAAAGTGCCAAGCATAAGTCGGTGTGGGTGGCTGGTTGGCGTCCAGCTATCGGTTGGGTATGTGCAGTTGGTCTTGGTTACCAATTCCTTATCCTTCCCTTTGCTGGACTCATCAATGCTTACTTTGCACTACCAGCAGAACTCCCTTCTATTCAATCAGCAGAACTCACAACACTCGTAATGTCTCTCCTAGGTCTAGGCGGTTTACGCTCCTATGAGAAAACAAAAGGACTAACTAAATGAACACTCAGCGTTTAGACCAAATCATGGCTGACCTTCATGAAGAATTAGCCACCCAGTTACTTGGACAAGTCCAAACTGGTGAAGCTACCGCTAGTATCTTCAATGTAGCTCGTCAGTTTCTTAAAGATAACGGCATAGACGGAGTACCGACTCAAGGTAATCCTCTGGACAATCTTATACACGCTCTTCCAGACTTTGATGAAGACGAACTACCA